ATTGCCCCACCATAATTATTTTCTCCAACCACTATGTCTGCGTTATGTCTATCAAATGCGCTTGTTGCCACCTTACCCCAAGTTGTCGGCCCTGCCTTCACCGTACAGTCTTCCAGTAAATATGCGTTTCCATCTGTTCCAAGCGCCCCTACAACAATGCCAGTTGCGTCATTGTCAGCGTTGTCAGTATCTCCTGCTCCACTAGGATCGACTCCAACGACAACTCTAACAAAATCGGGTAAATCTTCCTCTTGAGTGCGCCAACGGTCAAAGTAAAGGTCTGTAAATAACTGGTTAGGGTTAGCATCGGTAAACTCTCCCTCTAAAAATCGTTTTCTAAGCCTTGCTGATAGTCCCTCTAAAGTCTTGATGTACCCTTCAGATAAGTTCTCTTGATTGTCCTTTGGGTTGATCTGAAAGTACTGATAATCGTCTGGGTCGTACAAGTTAATTCCGCTTTCTGGGTCTCTCCTTTGTACGAATAGCTTGTAAGTCCAATGGTTCTTATCGGGCGGATTGCAGTCAAAGAACATCCTCGGCTTAAGAGGCTTCATCTCAATCTTCTTGTCCACAATGATCTGTTGATTGACTTTCTGCGCTAATCTGGTCATTGCTATCCCAACCGAAGGCCAAGCTATCTGACTGGATTCGTTTAGGTAGATTGTTGAAAACTCCATACCTAAAATCTTCTCCGTCCGTTCCTTGTCATCCAGTCCACCAAACCAAATCTCACTTCCATTGTCAAACTTGGCAAACCAATGCGTCTTGTCTAGCTTGTAGTTGACCGTTGGATAACAGACCTTCATTACTTTTGGGAAAGTGTCGTACACCACCGAGTTGACAACGTGATTGAACCTAAAACGTAGGATTGTGTGCCTTGACCCTCCTGCCTTGATTGCCCTTGTAACAATCTGCCGAACAATCGTAAAAGTCTTTCCTGAACGTGAACCACCAAAAAGCATGATGTAAGTGGCATCCCCACTCATCAACTTCATTGCCTCTAGTTGTTTCTCGGTGTACTTAAGCGTCATTGTCTGTAGCTACTTGCATAAGAAGTGGGCCACCAGATGCTCCGGTAATTTCTTGTTCAGTCTTGTCTCTCCAACCCAGTACGTTTTTAGCCGTAAAGATTGAAAAGTTAGCGTTATAGACTCCCGCAGTCGCACCTTCGACTAAAACTGACTCTTGTAATTGCCTTGCAATCTTATAGGCGTCAGAAAAATCTGGACGAATAAGCCTGTCATTATCGTCTTTTTCGTTAGCCCAATGATGCAAAGTCTCCCTTGTTACCCCTTTATTGGCAGCGAACCTTGTAAGGGTAGGGAATAAGTTAGATAGTCTTTCGGTCTTTTCTACACCATTAGGAAAAACAATAGTTTTCTCGGTGTATGCGGGTTTATTAAAGTAATCTATGAGTTCTTGGGCATATTCGGGCTTATATACCGATGGTCTGCCTATTGGATTGGGTTGTGATTTAACTGTTTTCTTCATAGTTGTCAATTGTATGCGTAAATTGACAGATTGCAAACAATTTGTTTAATGTGTTGAATTTGAGACGGTTCTCATAAAGCAGAGTTGATATGTTTACAAATTCAGCGAACTATGCGGAGCTAAACCGCATTACCGTCCCAAAATCTTTACTGGACTGGATTGCCGTCCGTTGGTTCGCTTTCCTTTTGTAGAGTTGCCTGGTATTGGCTGACTTGGATTGCTACTTGTTGTCTGAGTTTGTTGACCAGTTGTTCTACCGCTTCCATTGGTAATTTACCAAGTCCGGCAAAGATTAGGTCTGTTTCTTGGGTAGAAAGGTCGGCTAATGTGATTTTTAGTGGGTTCATGGTTGTTTTTGAGTTGATAAAAACGAATGTAAGTCATCTAAATAGGTTGGTGAGTATACATCTGAAATATCAAAATCTTTTGACTTTAAGCCAAGCATTGTATGCAAATCTTCTAAATAAGTTGGTGAATGTACGTCTGATTGTTGATCAGAGGGTTGATTGCTTAATGCTGCGCCCCCTAATCCTAGTGGAACTACACCGGCTAACATATCAGGATTATTTAATTGTTTAGGGTCAAAAGCAGCAAATTTAGACCTTATTTGACTTGGTTCAAAAGGTATAACAACTTGATGATTTAAACCTTGTTGTGCCTTATTTCCTGTGTCCAATATTCCGTTATACCCAAATCCATCTTTCAAAATATTTGTTATTTTGTCTGGAATTGAAGTCCAAGCATAAGAATTATTGCCCTTATTAACATCTTCCTCAAGTTGATCAACCCATTGTTTAGGTGTCCATCTTGATTCTTTACCCCACATATCAGGCCCAGATTTGAGCTTTGTACGGTCATTTTTAACTTGTTCTTTTAAATAAGGAATAACATTTGTTTTTAAATTTTCAAAATTCGTTGTATCTAAAGGATTTGTAATTCTTGCTTTTCCTGTTAAAACACCCTCAGCAGTCATCCAAGGAGCATTAGCTTGGCTAATTTCGTAAGGAAACCCTGCTAATTTGTAAATCTTTGATAAATCTTGTTCATTTCCGTATAAAGTTCCAGAATCATGCCAAATTTGCCTTAAAGCAGTTAATGGATTGCCGTTTGCCTCTTTGTTTAAATAATAATTCCAAGTATCCTCAGATACTGGCATTGCATGAGTATCTTCTGGATGTAATGTATAAGGGCCTTCAGCTTCAGCAGGATTTTCGTATCCAACTCGCCTAGATTTTTCCAATATTTCTTGTTTTTTCTCAAGTGGTAATCTATGCCATGTCCTTTCTACGGAAAAAGGAATAGTTCCTCTTTCTCCCATTGCTTTAGGAGTTACTTGAAAATAATTAGAAACATCTCCAGAATCATTAGCTATTCTTGATGTGTCTTGCTTGGATTTTGCATAATTAGAAGCTAACTCAGGTGAATCAGTACCAAAAGGCATTGGGCCAGATGTTGCTCTTTTTGGATTTAAATTTTTACCTTCTAATACTCTGTCAAGTCTTTCTGTTCCATGCAAAAAGTCAATATATCCCATTGCATTTGCACGTTCTTCAGCAGTATTGTTTGGATGTAACCCTAATCCACCTTCAGAAATAGGTAATGTTGCGTTCTTTTGAGCAGTTTTTAAGGCTTCTTCTCTTGGATATTTAAATTTAGAAGTCATCCCAATTGGGTTGTAAGCCTCTGCCATTGCTTGTGCTAATTCTTGCGTCTTAGGGCCGTAACCCCTTTCTTTGGACGCTTGTGCAAGGGATTCGTTATAGTTTCTAGCCCTATCGTTAGCATATCCTAACATCTGCATTAGACTGTTCTGCGGGTCACTTAAAACGTCAGATGCCCTGCGTTTGTAACTGTCAATCGTAGAGTAAAGATCAGCTATCGAGGGCATTTTAGTTTATCGTCTGAGGTTGTTGATCTATTGTTACTTCTAATCCAAACTGCTTTAAAACTATAAGCCAGTCGTGAGCAATGACTAAAGCGTAGCCATCACCGATTAAAGTGATGTTTACCTCTTGAGTTTCGTCATCTATGTCAATAGTGACGTTTGCCCTGCTCACTTTTTCTTTTTTTTCTTCTCAGCTTCACGCTTTTCAGAATAGGCTATTGCTACGGCTTGCTTAACTGGACGGCCCTCTTTGATTTCCGTTTTCACGTTCTCTTTAAAAGCCTTCTTTGATGCTGATTTTTTAAGCATTTTATTGACCGTGAATGATTGCGTAGTTGAGCTTTACTGCCTCAGACAATGAACCACCTGATATGTTTTGTAAGCCAATAGTTGCACTTCCGTTGCTCATTGATGCTACAAAAGATACATAAGTTCCTGCCGTTGCAGTTCCACCACTTACGTTAACAATCAATACATCCCTTGGGCTGATCAAGGAATTATTTAGAGTAAAAGTAACAACTGCACTCGCTGCTAAAGCTGCGTTGTTCATCGTAATTTGACCATTGGAAAAATTACAAGTAACTGCGGTTGCCTTGCTTGTTGCTTGAGTTGCGGTACTTTCAGCAGCTAAAGAATAGCCAATCTGTTGATTAGCAAAAACAGTATCAAATATTGGATCGTTGACCATTACACCTAAATAATTACTCATAATCTACCCCTATTTTTTCAGTTTAATCTTAGAAAGAGCCTTCATTTGCTCGTCAGCGATCCGCTTTGCAGCAGACATTCTTGACCGACTTGCCTCAATTTCTCTAGCTTGCTGAAGCGTTCTAAGGTCTGATTCTGCTTGCCATTTCTTTTCTTGAGCCATGTCTCGGCTTGGCATTGACAAAACTTCGACCTTTTTAGCAACCTTTGTAGCCATTACTTGTTACCAGAATTGATGTTCTTTTGTGGGAGCATTGGAACTCCGTTTGTGAGGTTAGGCTCTTTCTTTGGGCCTAATGGAGGACGCATCATTGGTTTTGCGCCTTCTCTGCACTCAGATGCGTAATCTGCTGCGGTCTGTAGGTGACCAGGGTCTTTTAAACCTGATTTACCTTCTTTATTCTTTTCTGCGTCCGACTCATAAGTCATTCTTTTACCCATTTTCAATACTCCTTAAGGATTTTTCTGATCAGATTACCGAATTATCACAAAATCTCAAAATTTGTCAATGAAACTCGGATTTCAACATTTTAACCTTGTTTCGATAAATTTTGATAATTTCTTTAAGATCGTCAATTGTGTATTTTTTAGGTTCAAAGTCGGTTTCTAGCTGAACTACGGCCTCAACACCTATCTTTTGAATCAGATTGATCCGATAATTGATTAAATTACCAGAAAGGTGAGTATTACATGGTTGACATTGCTTATGGACGTTATTTTCTACAAAGCGTAGATTTGGTCTTGCTCCAGTACTTAAATAGTGCCCTGCGTGATACTGCCCTTGATGGTGTCTGGAACAGGAGATACATGGTTCTAGCTTGTCTCGCTCCCTAATGTATTGGTTAAATACAACTTGAGCATCTTTTAGCCAGTCTGACCTGGTTTTTAGCCTTTCCAAGGCTTTTTTTGCCTCAACCCTCTCAGTTCTATCGGCCTTTAGTTTGGCTTCCTCTCGGGTCTTTCTAAGCAGTTCTACGGCACAGGAATCAGAGCAAACCTTGTGGGTCATGCTCCGTTTTGTGAATTCTGCCCTACAAATCTTGCATTTAGACATTTTGGAAGTCCATTTGGTTGTT